GGAGAATCTCTCAGCCCGTTTTGGTAGGTATCTCGGAAATGATGAATTTTATAAATCCATCGACTACGCAGACGCCACGAACGGAATGAAGAGTTTTGCTACTGAGGTAGCAATGGAGGAGGTCGGAAATGTATTAAAGCTATATACAGCGGAAAAAAGACTCGCACGGAAAGCACTTACTGAACACTTCATAGAAATCTCTACAAAGAATCCTGAAAACAAAACAGGCAAAACTATGAGAGAAAAACAAACCAACGGACAGTTAATGGGGTCGATTCTTTCGTTTCCAATCCTTTGCATTATAAATGCAGCCATATGTAGATATTCATATGAGCAAGGAACGGGACGAGAAATTAATCTCCATAGTATGCCTTTGAGCATAAATGGAGACGACGGTCTAATGAGATGTAACGAGAAAGTATCTAACTTTCACGATAAACTTGCATCATCAATAGGCTTAGAGCCATCTGTTGGAAAGGTTTATAAGTCAAGAGAAATTGTGACAATCAATTCACAATTATTCCTCGTTAATCCAGATTATCAAAAATTGGATAGTACAACAGGGAAGATATTCGGGTGTATATTTGAACATATACCTTATATCAATCTTGGACTTATTTTCGGAATGAAGAGATCAGAAGGAGGACACGGACTACAAGATCAAAGCGGACCCAACGACCTAGGCGCGAGGGCCAAGGAGTTATTGCGTTTATCACCAAAAGATTTACTACCAGAAGTATTCACATACTTCGTGGAGAATAATCCAATGATGAAAACACTACGTCTCCCTTGGTTCGTTCCAAGGTGGTTAGGCGGGCTTGGGATACCGATGGCATTTGGAACACCATCTGATCTTGACTTGAGAGTTGCACGGAAAATTTTGTACAACTGGAAAGTAAAGAGTCCAATAAGTCTTCAAGTGCCCACACAGTGGAGGATACGGAACCTTGCGGAAAATAGGGTACCGAAACCAACAACTTACCTTGCCAAGACGCCTGGAGCTGAAGCTGCCAAGGAGAATTACGAAAAACTTTTAGGATATCAGGGTGTGGCTCTCTTGTTCGATGCATCTGTTCAATTATCTGACTTATATGGGTCAGTAGAAGAAGAGGTAATTCGTCGCAAGATAAGACACAACGAAAGTCTATGGAGACCTTCGGGGAATCTTCCTCCGCCTCTAGAAATAAAAAATCTAGAGTACGAGAGAAGAGTCCAGGGATATCATGTAGAGTTTGAATCGTTCTCGAGTCAAGCCAAGAAAGGTCAAGAGGACAAGGAAAAGGAAAATCTATTGAGGAAGGAGAAGTCTGAAGAACGCTCATTCGCGGCTGCTTGGAAGAGACAGCAGAGACCGGATAGAGGCGATTGATTGTTTGTGATTGTGAGTAATGACGTTTGGGGCATTTAATAGAT